GTTCAATCCTTCTCCAACAGCAATTACAAACATCCCATCTTCTTCATAATATTCATAATTTGGACCGGGAAGCATTTTCTCTAACACATTGACAGCTGATCTTGCACCAGATTCATTAGTGAAATATATGTATACACTTTCTTCTGTTTCTCCACGAGCTATTGATTCATATCCTCGCACACGTTTAAGTCCACGCTCTATTTTAGAATTATCAAATATCTCTTTCGCTGCTTCACCATCACCATATGCCATTACTGCTTCGTTCTTAACAGCTTTAGAAACTGCCTTTCTCCGCTTCTTTAAATATGCATCAGCCTTATCCACATCTCCATCATTATCTACATCATCATCTTCTTTACCTACTGGGTCCATGGCTTCATTTAAATGTTTAAATCGTTTTTCCATTTGATTAAGTAATTTCATTATTGTTGCCTTTTCATTACATATACTATAGCAGATGTCCCGCCTGATAATTTAGATACGCTTAAATCATAAACTACGCCGGCTGATAAGTCATCACAATAAATTTCACCACCGCCGGATAAGCTAGCTGTAGTTGCTCCATGTGTTTTTACTATCAATGAGCCATATCCATAATTTGATCCAGTAAGGTCTGTTTGGCCACTGATATAACGTATTGTTTCGGTATATTTTCCCGGATGTCCTATTCGTTCAAAATCACTAACAAGCGATGACGATATTAAGTATGGTCCTTGACTCATTATTTATTCCTTACATTTTTTAGCTCATTGATTAGCTCATAATATCTAAGCATAGTTAAAATATCTTTATCTTCTAACAAATGCTTTTTTTGTAATTGAGATAACATTTTAGTTACTTCATTAATTTTAATACGTACTACTTTACTAGATACATTTGTTCTTAAAGAAATTAATTCTTTTTGAATTTTTTTAGTTTCTATTAAAATATATTTTTTTAATTTTTCAGAATTTGTAACATTATTAATATATTCACGTAACATTATCTTTTGATTAGTACTTAAATTAGAATATTTTTGATTAAATTTATCAATGACCATTTTAGAAGCTAAAATACGAACATCTTTGTTTTCTGAAACTAATGATCTTGTTTTCTGTGCTGTAATATTTTTTTCTTGAATATATTCTAACAATGCAAATTTATTATGCAAATATGCTGCAGGATCATCTGCTTGTGCATGTTCTAGAATTTTATATATAGTTGCTTGTAATTTATAATTACTTACACGAGACTTAAAAAACTCATCAATATTAAAATTAGATTTTAATTCTTTTATTAAATTATATTTTTCTCGTTTTAGTAAAGATTCATTAAGATCTTTACGAGCAGAAATGATTGCATCTACAAATTTATTTGCACGTGGTTCAGTCCCAAACTTCTCTTCCTGTAGTGCTCGATAAAATTTAAGTTCTTTAGCTAGCTCAGAAGAGTTTTTAAAATGTTTGTTTAGAATGGTCAGCGACTTGGATCGTCTATTATTCATTGTATCAACTGCCACCTGTCGTACGAGTAATTCAAAGATCAATCCCGTATTTTTTACTTTTGAATGTTTAATTCGTTTCATGAAGTCGCGTCCTATTAGTACACATGTTTTTAATAAATATGCCTATGATTTACTAATCATACCTTTAATCATCAAGTAATTGAGATTCGTCCAACATTGTGCCAGAGTCATTGTCATTTTCATCCTTTGTATTTAATGATTCTTGTAAAATTCCATTACTTTTTTTAGTAAAATTTGGTAATGAATCTATAAATGCTTTGTTCTCTGTACTCAATGGACTACCACCTTTATATTTATGTTGCAGTGGTGACTTATCTGTATTAAATGCAGTTCCCAATTCTTTAGCGCCTAAAGGATCTCTTCCGTGCGGACTTTTATGTGTGCTCCACGTAGATGGATCTTTTGGACGTCCGGGGCCAGGAACATGTTCTTGTTCCATCCCTGGCAATAATCCATCTTCTTTTGTTGCAGTATGCATTGAAGCAATATCATGCGGTGTTCCAAAACTCATATTAGTCTTTTTAGGGTCATTGCCTTCACCTTTAATTTGTTCTCTTCTGAATGCTTCTTTTTGATCTTCGATCACTTGTTCTTGTTGTCCTTGCCATTCATCTGCACTTAATCCAAATATGTTTTCATAAATCCATTGTTCAGAGAACATCATGCTTTCTTTCATATTATTAGCTAATCCTATTTGAGATTCTAATAACTCAACTTGTTGCTTCTTATATATAATACTCGGACTGGTCAATTCTAGTGTGAAATCAACTAATTCTCCATCTTTAAATCCTTGAGAATACAAATGAACAATTGCAATTTTTGTAAGTTCAGAAACAAATATTTTTTGTATTCTTTCAATTGTTCTAGCAAATCTTACATCTTCTGCTGCTAACGTTGCCTTCCCTTCAACTCCTTCATCATATCCCAAAAATGCTTTAGGTATTTTTAAAGCAGACATCATCTTATTACGTAAATAATCTATATCTTCAATCTGGCCTTCATTTGTCAATCCAGGTAATGATTCTATAGATGTTCCAGACTCTCCTCCTCTAACTGGTAAGTAATAATCTTCTAACATGTTTTCCATATTAAATTTAAGATTATATTCTCCGGTCGCTTCATCCATATATGGAATCTTTTTCATCTTACTCATAATGGTTTGCATATGAGTATCGACTTCTGCAGGCGGAATATTTCCTACATCTATTTTGAATATTCTTCTTTCCGGGGCTCTCATTATTCTTTGTATTAACATTGCATCTTCCATCAACATTAATTGTTTGAATATTTTTCTTGCCGACTCTACCATTGCCTTTCCATACGGTAAAAAGTTTGTATCTGATAATAACCTAAAATGTGCTATTTCGTAATTTTCAAATTCTTGCATAGCCTGGCCACCGGTGCCGGCATATGACATATGTGATCCTTCAAGTACAAATCTATACGCATAAGGATTGGCTTCATCATATCCTTCTTCACGTCTGACTTCATATGCAGATAATGGAGTTACATTAACTATTCCAATTTCTTCTTCAATATCTAAATGTAAAAAGAAATCTCCATACTTACATGCATTTCTAATCCATGGCCATAAATTATAATCAATATTTAAAATATCATAAAATAAATTTCTCAACACTTTTGTAATTTCTTCGTTCTGAGATGATATCGTTAATGTATTGCCGTCTGTATCTTTTACGGTTGATTCATCAGCATAAATATCTAATGCCGATGCTATAATAGGGTCCATGTCCATAGCTTCATAATCAGTAAATAATTCTAACTTTGACTGATGAAAGTTGTAATTTTGATTATATGTAGCATAACCACTCTGTCCTCTATGTAATCCTGAAAACCTATCAATGTATGAATTACTAGATAATGCGCCACTAGACTGCAATTTATTTGTGTCTACAACTTTAAGACGATTTTTTGCAATTCGTCGTACTACAACATTTGTAGAAAAAAGTCGTCCTAATCTAGCTCTTAAAGACCTATCTGCCATTTTATATTCCGTTTTTTATAAATATTACAATAACCAATTCAGGCCTTCATTATCTTTGCCGGCTTTCCAATCCCATGATGCATTTTTATTACCATTTGATGTATACATTCCTTGAGATTTGCCCATGTGGCCTAAACTTTTTCGTGACAAATCAATTCCTTGTTGATGTAATCGTAATGCCGTATCCCTTACCCATAATCCTATTCCAAATGCCATTACTAAATCATCATTATATCCTCGTTGTGCCTCTGCCCTATTACCATTCCATATAAAGACATACAATTCATCTACCAACCGTTTACTCTTTACGATTGGCGATTTTTCTCTAAAATATGTTTCTAATTTTGAAATGATTAATGGCCTTGTTCTTGTTGTTGTTGAAAAGCCCGGTACTTTTTGGGCCTTTCCTTTTAAATCATATCCTTTTGCCAAATGCACATCTTCATCTACATATGCATCTTGTTTATAAGAATAATATAAATTTTCATATCCTTTATCAATTGCAATCTGAATTACTGCCCATCCTATGTTTGCATTTTCAATTACTAATAGTGCATTATTCCATTCGGTTGCAACTGCTACTAACATGTTACCATATTCAGTAGTTCCTATCTTTCCCCTATATTCAGCAACTTGCACTAAATTTTTAATGTCTATAACATGGAAAGCAGAATAATCTTTTCCATCGCCTCTGGCGACATCAGCAATTACTGCGTATGATGTTGCATAATTTGGATAATCCCATATCCAATAATTTCCATCAAAGCCTCTTTTTTCTTTTGGCTCCTCTACATATGTCTGCTCATACCATTGAATGATAGGACCATCAACTATAGTATGTCCGGAAGTTATAAAATCACAATCACACTCTTGTGCTGCTGCCTTTTCACCTAACAGTTCCGTCTGCGAATCTCTCCAGACTTGATCTCTTTCTGGGTGGACTGACCAATGTAATTTCCTAGCATGGAATCTTCCTCCGGCTTCAGCGTCGGTCCATGTTTTATGAAATAAGTTACCAGTACCATTTGGTGTCGATAACATAATAGCGCCTCCACCAGTTGCTAATGTTTGTTGTGCCGCGGTCCATATCTCATCAATCTTATCAATGAATGCAGCTTCATCTAATACTAGTAATGATAAAGCTTCAGATCTACCAGCATCTGATTTAGATGAAATTGCTTTAATCTGTGATCCATTTTTAAACCTAAGACTTAATTTATTATCTTCTAATGTTTTTCCTTTGAGCCATGATGGTAAATTATCATGCATCACTCTTACTTTAGTTACAAGATTCTTAGCAACGTCTTGTTTTGTTGCAATAACTAATACATTATAATCAGACTGGAATATCATTTTCCATAATGCATATCCGGCAGTTAAAGTTGAAATCCCTAACTGTCTAGATTTAAGAATTATGTTATATCTATGGTTATTTAAATCTGTTAAAGTCTCTTCTTGAAATTCATATAAATTAAAATACATCTTCCCTTTAGTAGGATGTTGTATGATACAATACTTTTTCATGAAATGTATCGGGTCTACAGCACATTTTTTGTACTCTTCTCTGATTATCTCTTTAAGTGATTTTTGTGCCATAATTTATAATATATAAAAAATTTTTCTTATTTCAAAATTAAAACCAAGAAAAGTACTATCGCAGATCCTGCACCGGCTAATATCCCATCACGTTGTCTACGATATTTTTTTGCATTTTTCATATGTAAATCAATTTGTTGATCTTTTGTTGTAACTGTTTGGTTAAGTAATCCCAATTCTAATTCATAAGATTTGTTCTTTTCTTCATAAGTAGTGATTACACTATCTTTAACCGTTAATTGTTGTTTGAGAGTTTCTTGAATTTTTTGTTCTAGAAGTAACTGTTTGGTTGCTAAATCGCCGGCTTCTATATCTTGTATCGCTTTAACTAAAATATGTTTAGGTAAGCATATAAGACTATCACTCGTAACGGTTTGTGAAATACTCGGTAACGTCGTTACTAGTAAAATTATTAATATAGTTAATTTTTTTAGCATATTCGCTTTTTAATTTTTTTATTTTAGTTTCTTTAGCTAAAATATCGTTTTGTAACACATGTAATGAATCATTTAAATTAATAATATTGTTATCTAATAGTATACGTTCATTTTGAACTTTTTCTATCTCTACTGTTAAACTATCAACACGTTGTTGTAATTGTTTATCTTGTATCATGACTCCTTGATCGTTTCTAGACATAAACATATATGTCAATGCAATAGTCATTAACATTATAATTGCAATTAATATTAATGTAGTTTTATTTTTCATATTATCCCATTGCTGCAGCTGCTGATGCTGATGAATCCATTTCGGCTTTAACTGCATGCGTAATTTCTTTCACCATCTTAATCATTTCAGCGCCTTTTCCTAACAATCCACCTATTGAAAATACCCATAAAATTATACTAGCAGTAGAAGGAAATATATACAATCCAATAATAAACATAATCGCTGTTGCTATGAATGTGCCGGCATAACCGCCTATTTTTTGTGCAAAAGCTCCTCCGCCGAGTTTTTTTGTTATCCATGCAAAAAGCTTTTCCATTGCTTTGGCCGGAAGTCCTGTAACGGTTTTAATCCATTTTAACCGTTTATCTAATTTTGTTTGAATTTTACTCACATTCATTTTTTTACCAGTGACCTTTTCAACCTTTTCTGCAATTGCATTTAATAATGCTGCATTACCTAATATACCTAAAATTGCTTCTATTACAATTACAGGGCCATGAGCTTCGTTTAATGTATATGATCTACTTTCTTCTATTTGATTTGCAACAGCTTCCACATCGGAAACATCTACGTTATCTATATCTCCATCCGCATCTACTAATGCGATCATCATTGCGGCTTGTACTTCTTCTTCAGAAGCATCAGATCCAGCTGCCTGTAATTCTTTGCCCAACTTCAGAGTATCTTGTTTTATGCCGCTGGCATTAAGACCTGATTCTGTTAGTAGGCTCTGTAATATAATCTCATTTATTAAAGGTTTTATTTCTTGAGAAACTAATTGATTAATTTTGTTTTCAATCTGTAATGGAACGTCTTTTTCGGCTTTAACGACCGCGGATTCTAGTTCATCTTTTAATCTAGTTTTATCTTTTGTTTTAGATTTAAGTTTTTTGAGAATACCCTCTTTCTTATTTCCATCGGCTTTAACATATTGTTTTGCCAATTTAGTCATTTCATCGATCAATTTATCTAATTCTTTTGCGACTTTATTTACATTAGATTTACCCATTTTCTAATCCTACATTTTCAAATACACGAGATTTTAATTCTTTATAATCAGTATCAAATTTTTCTAAAAAACTAGTCATATCCCAATCTTCTAATTTTCCATCTGCATTTTGTACGAATTGCATTTTTAAAGCTTCTCTTAACATTGCAACTTCTTTATCTGCATCTTTAAACCATGCTTCTGCATTGGCTTTCATTTTTTTACGTGAATACTCTTCCCATGCTTCTTTCCCTTTGGCTCTAATTAATGTTTCTTCTGAAACCACACAACTAAAACATTTTTTCAGTTTGAAATACATTTTCATATTGAGCTTTTCTTCTTCTTCACCTTTCATAGGTTTTTTACAGCATGGACATTCATCTGGCATTGTTAGAAGATTTTTTATTTGGTCTCGTACACTATTTGCTGGCTTTCTTGTCCTAAATCCTTTTTTCTGCTCAACTTTCCATTTTGTACCAGTTTTAGAATCTACTTCAATCCATACATCTCCAACATCATGTTTTTTATTACGTTCTGCCGTTGAATCAGCATCACTAAATCCATGTGTCTTTCGAGTTTGGGACTTATGTGTGCCGGCTATCATTTGTTCAATAGCTTTTACATTCTGTAACTTATCTTCTGCTGCCATATTATATCTGTTTTACTTTCATCTTTAGCTTACGCTTAGCACTATCATCCATTCCTAATTTACCAATTAAATCCATAACAAACTCAGCTTGTTGATTAGCTGGTTTTGACGCTAATGCTTTTTGCAACATTTGAAAGGCTTGTGTCTTTTCTAACTTTGCGCCTTTTGAATCAAGTGCTCCTGCTTCTTGTAATGATGCTCCAGCATCGCCATCATCTACGCCGGCTGTATGATTTTCTTCAGTCGGTGCTTCTGTTTCGGCTGCTGCATCTGCATTGGCTTTTGCATTATGAACTAATGCCTTTTTAATTAATGGAAGATCTGATACTGAAAGATCAAATTTATCAAGAAACGGTGCTATTGATGCAATCTTCTGTGCTTTTGAAAATCTAGATACCCTGCTTGATTTTACTTTTCCTAAGCCGCGTTTAAATGCTGCTCCCGCTGCTCCTAAACTGGGGCCGTCTTCTTTTAACGTTCTTCGTATTTGTTTACGAATTATCGTTCTTAGTTGTGCTTCATTCATTTTATTTTCCTTTATAATAAATATGCCTTACATTGTCATATCATTGTTATTTTGTAAAACCTTTGTCCATTGCAAAATTAGCTCTACTGAATTCTAATCTATCTACTAATTTAACGCCATTTCCAAATCTATCGATAGCTACATATCCTTCTGGTGCTGTAACAGCTAATCCGCCTTTACCGTCGTCTTTAAAATGTTTTGTATTATAAACAGCATTGTTATATTTTCTAACAAATACTAATTTTGCTTCTGCTAATAATTTACTTAAATTAAATACATTTAAAATATCTTTTTCGGCATCATTAATTTTTGCCATTTGTTCTTGGCCAACAATAATTGCTTTTTGTTTGCCTCTTTCAGATTTCAATTTGTCAACTTTTGTATCTATTCTACTTTGTACCCAAGTAATAAACTTATCATATGATTGTTTAGGATTATTTAAAAATTCATTACTTCTAATTTCTTTATTAATGTATATATTCAATAATGCAGACGGTAACTTATCATAATCTACTTTTATACTATCGGCCTTTTTAATTAAACCAGCTACTTGCTTAGCCTCGTCATTAGTTAATAATACAGTACCTGTTGTATCTTTAAAAAATGCATCATCAAACCAAACTGCTGGTGGTCGGTTTAATCCGGATACATTAGCTCCAAATTCTGCGCCGCTATCTAAACTTTTATATCCGGTATGAAATACAATGCCAAGTTCTGCCTTTTCTAATTGACGTCCTAGATCTGAATCTACCTCTACCGCATATGTAATTGCATTTGGTTTAAATACATAATGTTTAATGCCATCTATTGTTTTAAGTTTTAATGTAGAATCGTCAAACATAAAATCGCCTTGCAGAATATTTCGTATTCCTAGTGATGGTAACACTTTAAGAGCTTTTTTAAGCTTAACTGCTAAGCCAGGAGCTCCACCATGGTTACGGTCGATATCCTCATCTGTGTAGTTAATTAAAGGTACTTTATTAAATACGGACTTTGTTCCTACAAAGAATTTTCCATTTTCTGGGTTGATGCCTGCGAACAGAGCCGGGGCGCCGTCCCATTTAACAGTAGTATTAACTTTTGCATTAGAATTGCCTTTAAGATTTTTTATAAGTTCGATTAAGACATCACGTGCTTGTTTATAGCCATCTTGGCCTTGAGTTAATATTAACTCTTCTAAATGAGTTAAATGAGTATTGGCCTTGGCTTCTTTAATTATATTTTCATTAGCATGAATAGCACGTAATTGTTTTTCAGCTTTTGTACGACTTGCATGAGTGCCTAAACGCTTTCCGCCTTTTTTAGGATATACAACATATTTGCCATCCACCTTTTTAATGGTTTCTTCGACTTGAGGTATTAATCTAAACTTCATTGCCGGGCGTCCGTTTATTAAATAATCACCCTTTTCGTTTTTAGTAATTGATTTAACAACAACTTTTTTATTTTTAAATTTGCCCATTAAAACAGTATCACCAATATTAATAGGAATTGTTATATCTTCCATTAACGATGACCACCATTCTTTATTTTGAATCTGTTCTTGTACTAATGATTCAGGTTTAGAGATGTTTGCATCTTTTGTACTTGCAATCGAATCTTCCGCTCCTAGGAAATTTAAGAACTTATATCCTACTTGAGTAGCTACATTACTAATATAATCACTCCATTTTTTATATGCTGGCTTTCCTTTTATATTACCGGTATAATCTGTACCAGACATCGTTGCTCCGGCAGCGCCGACAGGAAAATATGATACTCCCATTGGAGGGCCATCTGGAAATGTTGTATTATTCATTTCAGACATTCCTCCATCCATTATATAATTTAACACTGAAAATCCTAATGATTCCGCCATCCTCTTCGAATCAATCTCATATGCTTTTTGACTTCCATAAAAATACCTAGGTCCATCATCAACATCAGTATTACTGTTAGTGGTATTAGATGATGATTCTTTTAATAAAGATATTATATTAAATTTAACTAAAAAATTTTCGATGTCTTCATTACGTAAACTCATAAATTTAGTTTGTAACATATTATAAATTTTTGGGTCATAAAATCCCATAATATCTTTAAATGTTTGTGCATCTGCTGTTGCCAATGCTTGTCTTAATGTTGTTCCGGACATTTCTCCAAATCCTGGAACGTTTAAAGATACATGAGGTGCTACAACTAAATAGCCGTGTTTTGAAAATGGCTGTAAATTATTTTGGTTTTTGTCGTAATGTTGGAAATATGATGGTTCACCATTTTTCTTTAATCCTACCCTAAATCTCGGATCTTCTTGCATATCTTTTTTACCTACTGCAAATAACATTGCAGTTGTTTCCGGGTCATAATTTTTAGTTAACTCTTGAGCCTGGTATGGATTCTTAACTTGAACAACATTTGTAATGCCATGTTTTTTCATTACCATTTGTTTCTCTTTAAAATTTAAAGGAGATTTAGGCAATGAAACCTTATCAGATGTTACTACAAATGTATTTGATTTTCCAAACTTACTTGCTAATTTTTTATATACTTCGGCATGATGTTGCCCCATAGGTTGGAACCTGCCCGGGTATACTACTAGAACCGTTTTTATTTGTTGCTCTGTTATGAGCTGTTCCGCTAACCAATTTCCTAAATTATCCATATATCCTGTCTTTAATTAAAGATAAGTAAAAAATCTCACGATTCCTAATTTTTTAATATAAATATTACACTTTCGGATAACTATCTTTAATATTTTTTATAGATTGGAACCAACTTCCTGATACAGATAATGAGCCGGAAGTTTCAAGTTCATGATATAACATATCAAACTGTTCTCCTAATTCAGGATAATTAATTTTTCTATTTTCTACATATAATGACTGACTCATTAAAAGCCGAGCTCGAGTTAAATTATTATTAGCATCTAATTGGTTTTGAGTTGGTTGCGGTAGATTGATATTCCAGGTAGTTATATTGTAGCTACTACCATCTTGCAATATTTCTAAAACACCAGGTTCTCGAGTATCTATAGAACCACTATTATTTAATTCTAAATATGCTTTTATTTTATATAAAATATGTTCATTGTCCATAATTACCTTTATTTACCATATACCGGATTGCAATAAGAAGCCAGAAAAATTTGTATATCCAGTACCGGCGTATGTATATCTAGTTAAAGTAGTTTGATTGACTATATAACTTTCTATATATTGGCCTGCAGTCATTGGATACATGACTGAATAAGCCCATGATGGAAATGCTGTCATTGCTGCAAATTCTCGTAATGTATATTTGATATAAGATCCGTTTATTTTCAAGCCACTATCAAATCTATCACTAGCTGCTATTGCATATGATTGCATCATGCAGTTTACGTTAAATTGATATATGCCGTCAATTGGTGCCGTAAATCTTTCAGTGGATGCATCCCAACAACCCCCATAGTTGTAATCTATATTACTATATGGTACTAACGCTGTTACGCCGGTGCCTATTGTTAGTTGTTCAGTAGTCCCGTCATGTTCAACATAAAATCCAATATCTTGGCCTGATGCTGCTGTAACTCTAAATGTACCTGTATTTATGCTCATTATTTATCCTTTTATGATGTAGTATCCGGATTTAGTGAATCTGCAGCTGCACCTGCAGTATTAGCAGATAATGCTCTAGTAGCTACTACTGAATATCCTAATAATGTTGTTTTATTTTCTGGCTTTATTCCTGCAGATGGAGGTATCATATTATTACACATTTCTACTTGTAATCTACACGTTTGGGCTTGTGCCGCTGTCGGTACTGCTATTTGTTTTACTGTGCCTCCTTGCCATAAATATAAAGATGTACCGGCTGATGTTCTAGTAACAGTGGAAGTTACGTTAGCAGAATCTGTCCAACTATCCCAATTTGTATCTGCTGTAAAAGATCCGGAATAGGGAGAATGTTGAAGTTGAAATCTAATGTGTCCTTGGATTCCATTTGCATCAACATCTACTCTATGTTGAAAACTAATCATTAATACATTTTCATATGGAAGCAGTTGGAAATAATGTTGATTGACAACATTGTAAGTAGCGCCATCATCAACATTACCACGTGAAATTTCGTCGTAATTTGATATTATTTGTCTTCCTAAATTTCTACCGTCTAACAGTCCCACCCTTGTATCCAGTAAAGGATATCGTTCAGGTGAACCAGTTAAATCAATCACTTGTCTTATATATAAATTTGATCCGGAGAGAGTGCCATCTGCGTCTAATTGAAATTTAGGTGATAAATCCGGAGAAGCTAAACTTGCCGTGGATAATAATTTAGTCGATTGAATTTCAGTCCCACCTATTTTTCCTCCATCAAAGTATACATTTGAGCCAGTTATTTGACCACTTGATTTTAATATTAAATTACTAGCACTTATTTCTGTACTACTTAATTTGAACCCGCCAATTTCGCCGGCTGATGCAGTCATTTCACCGGTAGTGGAAACTTGAAAATCAGATGATGATATAATATAAGTGCCTGCAGGTTCTAGTTTTAATTTATTACTAGCATCAACTAGATTTGTCGAATTAATTGTCCATCCTCCTATCGAACCAGCTGTTGCTGTCACAGTGCCATCTACTGATAAATCTGACCCGTCCCATTCCAATTTAGGACTACTACTACCACCTAATTGGAATGTACCTTCATCTAAATCAAATTCCGAACCAGCAGCACCGCCAAAGTTTGACGATCGTATTTTACCTGTCGTTACACTATTACCATCTATTACTGTACTTTTTTGGCCTGGAGCAGTTACTTGTATATTATCAATATGAAACGTTTCTGTCTCAGCTAATACCGCTATACCGATTTCAAATAAATCTCCTGGACTTCCGTCATTAGTACTAGTAACATCGCCTATAGACCCAGATAAGTTAGGATATTTAAACGCTCTATATCTTGCACCGCCATCTAAAAGTGGTGTTATTAATAGTCTAAATTGATCGCCTTCCGCGACTCCATTAGATACTAATGAGCCTATAGCAGTAGTACCTTGATAAATAGAAATATCATCTGTAGCAAAATATATATAATGTGCTCCATTACCATATGTATTAGTACTATTTAAAGCCGCATCTTTAAAGCCAATCATCATTCTAGGTTCAGATACTGGATACCATCCGATATCGGTAATTGTTATGTCAGCTACTAATGTATGATCGCCGGTACGATGGAATTGCTGATTACTCCTTAATTGTCCATTCCAACTCCCGGAGTTGGATGATGAAACAAATAAAACTCCGTTTTCTACTCTATGTTTTGTACTTAAGTTTGTTTTCCATTGCGAGCCTGTTAACTGGCTATCCGGTACTAGTTTTGTTACTGGTATTGTAGAGCCAGAAACACCTCCAAAATTATAATTAGCACTATTATCAGTAGGATCTGTTATTTCTAATTTTCCTTTAAAATATCCTTTTGATGTATATAAACCAAATCCAGTAACTCCATCTGTAAATGAAGTATCTGTTATTCCGGATAGATCTCCTAATCTAGCTTTTAAATCAACATCATATATAGCACTACCGGTACGTTCTACTATATCAATATATGGAGTTGCTTGATTATTAGGATTTGCATTAAGTCTAATAAACCCTGTACCTACAGTTCCGGTAGATACAATTACTTGAGACCCACTGTATGATTGAGGTGATCCAGCAATGCCTCCTAATGAAGATGTATTACTTGTTGGTAATGATCCACTATATCCACGCAATACATATATATTACCACTAAAATCATTTTCGCTAGAACCGTCATTTCTAGATGCTGATTGTATTCTTATATACTCAGTGCTAAACCCAGTATTTGTTACTTTTTTTAATGTTAATATTTCATCGACAGCAAATCCTGTAACGTTTACGACGGACATTGTTGAATCGGTAGGCAGATAATTATCTGCTGGATGTAATGCAGAAGATGTTAATGTAGTTGAATTTGCAACATATAATTGACCGCCTACCGCATTAACAGTTTCTTTTTCAAATACCGCAGTAGATAATGTTCCTCTTATTTTAGCATTTTCAACTTCCAAGAATCCATTATTTGCTGCAGATAATTTCCATCCTTTAAGATCAGATGTATAATCGCTAGTTTGTATACTACCTGCAGAATCTATAATAATATTATTACCGGTAATTTTATCTGATGTTAAAGTAAATCCTCCTATTTCGCCGCCGGTAAAAAATACATCTGATCCTGTAATTACGCCGGATGATCTTAAAATTAAATTATTATTTGATGATGATATAGTAGCAGTATCAATACTGAATCCGCCAATATCTCCTGATGTTGCTGATATTTTACCTGCTAAATCTACATTACTAGCAGTTATATCTCCTTGATGTGAAACTTTAAAATTAGAAGATGATATAAATATGTCTTGCGTAGAGTCATTTATTTCAACACCTGTTGTTGATAAACTATGACCATCAATATTAAAGTTTGCTATTTTACCACCGGTAAAAAATACATCTGATCCTGTAATTTCACCTATAGCTTTTAATCTTAATGAGTCATTAGAAGATTTAATTTCTTCTGTATTAACTGTAAATCCAGCAATTGATGCTGATTTAAATGAAGCAAATCCATCAGATGTAATAGACGATGATGCATTAGAATCCGTTGAAGGTGATCCACCTATAGTAGCAGGAGTTCTAATACTGTTTGCAGTTAAATCACCTTCAATTATAGCATCGGCTCCAATTACCAATAAATCATTTTGTGGGTCTAAATGAAATATAGATGATGATATTTCGATATTACTATTTGCTCCACTAATAAATTGTGACCCAGATGTTCCTATATAGAATCTTTCTGCTTTAATATCTAATTCTCCACTTCCGGAAGTTTTAAATATCAAATGACTTTTATCTTCGTGTCCAACTAATTCTAATCCAACACCTTGGTATGTATCAACTCCTAATTCCAATGCATTTGACCCAGACCATAATAAAAATCCTCCTCCGGCCTTGCCTAAACTCGCACTAGTATATCCTTCATATCCAATAGATCTGAGATATCCAGATGCCATACCTGCCATTTCTATTCCTGCTCCGATAGAACTTCCTATAGTTACAGACCCAGTAATTAAATTACTCGTACCCGCAGTATATGAATTTCCGCCATTAAATACAGCTCCATATGCAACTGTTTCTAAATCTGCTTTATTTGATCTGTAATCATAATATTGAAATTTAAATGTAAGTGGTGTTTGTAAATGTTCCGTTGGTATACGTTTTGATATTCTAACTGTACCTGGGCTAAATCCAGTTTGTTTATCTGCTAATACTCGTATATTTCCAATCAGCCACTCTCCACGACGTACAACAAATATAAAATTTGCTGGACCGGTTCCTTCGGCTCTAAATGTCAATTCTATATTACCGGTTAACGCAGGTATATCTCTGGCTTGTATAGTTCCTATACGTGTTCCTAGACCTTTTCCATCTTCAAATACTCCATTAATAGTATGTTCAAAATTAGGTACGATATTAAGATCTCCGAGTTGTACATTACGTAATAACTGAGGCGTTACATTTACCCCACGTACATATACATCAACACGTGCATTTGTTAAATTTATATCATCAGAAGAATATGAGGCTATATCTGGAGATAGGCCGGCTTGAAATTTAACTATATATGTGGTGTTTGTATAAACCGTTGGCTTATATTCATCTTTAATTGAAAAACATGCCGCAGCATTGACTTTTGAAATATATCGATTAGCAGTATCTATCGGTCCTCCCCAATCTACTTCTAAATTAGCTGCTCCGATTAATGTTTCAAAATCATATGACGACGTAACTGCATTAACATCTCCGATCAAACTACCGGACCAATATTTAGTTATCTCTGCATAATCTTCGAAGAGCCCGAAATTTTCATAAAATGCTCCAATTGCAATATTAGTCTCTAACGACCCAGTGTCAATTAATATGTCCTGGCGTTCTAATATTGTATCACCTAAATCTATAAAATCTCCAAAGAAGCCACTCGGCTTGTATAATGTTTTTATTCTATAAACATCACCCGTATCTGGTTCGGCATCGGCTATTATAATATCTGCAAAACTAGAAGAATTTTGTGTATATACTACTTCCGAGGCTTTTATAAAACTGGCTGTAAAATTAGCGTTAGTATGTGATATGTTAATTGAAGTATTTGTGTTTGCAAAAGGATATTGGTTTCCAATTGGTACATCTCCGGAATTCACAGTTACAGAAAATGGACCGTTTGTATTGTCATTGTTATTTGCAAATCCTGCATATTGGCCAACCATAGCTGTTGTTGAATTTTGTACAGACATTATAGCAAAATTATAAGAACCTGATAATTGTTTTGTTGAAGGATTTTTTCCGGAAGTTTGAGTTGCCTGTGATAATTGACTTGACGGAAGTGCTTTGCCTGATGAGTTTAATAATGTATCTTCCGGAACTATTATATTTGGATTAACTACAGTAAATAGCCCTCCGACCATTGATTGTGATAATTGAAAATTAGTAGTAGTTAATTGTGACTCTCCAATTATAGTACTCAGAGGAGCTGAGCCGGCTGTACTTCCTGCAGAATTTTGTAATGCAGATTGTATAGCACTTATATTAAAAAACTGTACTCCAACATTTGGAGTGTTTGCGGACATTCCACCTTGATTAGACGGCCCAGGTCCTATCGGACCACCTGGTACTGTAGATGGGATCGGGTTAATGTTTACGGTTGCGCCGCTAGCAGACAATTCAGTAAATACATTAAACATTTCAACCGGTTGAAGATATGGCTGTACAACTTCTGAAATAGTTAATTGTGGTTGTGTAGTAAAAATTATTTCAGTATCATTTGCTTGATATGGAGCTATTGGAACTTCACGTGACCACAATATATTAGGAATATTTTTATAATTAGGATCTTCCCATTCATTACTAAACGGAATACGTTCGCCGGTTGATAAAAATTCTAATCTGCCGGCTAGATATACAGTTGCCGTTCCAGGTGATGTATTTGGGTAAATATAAATCGCGATGACGCGCGTGCCATCTTTTTCTACATATTGTAATGGTTCATAGTATACAGCGTTTTCATTGTAGTCTAACACTTCTACGAATACTTCGCTATCATCAACAAACTGTTGATTTTGCATTCGTATTTTAAATAAGTTCTTGCCGGCTGTTAATTTATCAGGAAATTTTACTACGTTGAAAAATCCATCAGAAAAGGGGGATGAATCACGAACTTGTATACTCGGATGATCCTTTAATCCTGTCCAGGTTCCTTTTTTTATTAGTGGCACACAACTCCTTTATAATAAATATTAAGAATAGTTTATTTTAGAATATCCATTGACCTTTTTAATTTCCACTAAACGGTCTACGATGTCTCTCATTGCATCAATATGAGATATACATAAAATAAATCCAAATTGAGATTTTAAATAATCAAATAACAAATACATATTATTTAAATTTTCAGAATCTAATACTCCGAACCCCTCATCTATTGCTAAAAAGTTTGGTCTTGGTAAACTAGTAATATTAATTAATGATGTACGTATTGCCAATGAAGAAATAAATTTTTCCATACCCGATGTTAATTCTAATGGCCAATAATTATCATCATCATAAACGATATATCCATTAATATTTTTTCCATCTGTTTGTAATATCATTGTAAAGTCTACAATCTGTGTCAAAATATTATTTATCTCAGATTCTATTTGAGGCAATGCTTTTGTAATAAGATGATATGGAACTCCATCTCTTTTTATAGATTTTAAATAATATTCATATCCTTTGTATTGTGTTTCTAGGTCAGATAATCGTTGTATTGCATCTAAAGCTTCTTTTTTTGAAGCTTCTCCTAAATTTAATTTATTTATTATTGATTGAATATTATCATCTAATTCCTTTATCTGTTCATTAATATCATCACGTTCTGATATTACATCTCCTATTTCTGTACGTTTTGTTTTATTAAATTCAATATCATTTTTATGTTGTTTGGCTTCTTCTAATTTAGATACAGATGCCTTCATCCATGTGTTATGTAGTTGAGTTTTACTATCGTACGATTTTAATCTTAAAATTTCTTGTTCCAAATGACGTTCTGAATCAGTAATTGACTCTTCTATTTCATTTAATTGAACTAATCGATTATGTGCTTCTGAATATAATATTGTATGATGATGATCTTGTTCTTCTTTTTTTAATTTAAGTAACTGTTTATTTAGTTTAGGTAGATCATCAGATGCCTTTTGGGCTTCATGTAACCATGGATTAGCCATACAATATTCACAATCTGGGTTCCATTTATGATCTCCTAGTTTTGACTCTAATCGTTCTGCTGCCTTTATTTCCGCGTCTAATACTGGAATTTTATTGTTTTGAATATCTTGTATTAATTTTCGAAGATGGTCCATTTCTAATTGTTCAGCTTCAAGTTCAGTTTTATTATATTCAGATTCTTGTTCTTGTAATTCTATTAAAGTATTTTTATAAGATTCTATTAAATTTTGTTTATCTTGTAAAAATTTATCATATTCTTCACGCGATACTTTTAATTTATCGACTTTATCTTGAGCCTCTTGTATTGTCAATACATCGTCTGAAATTGTTATTAACTCAGAAGTTAAATTAACAATAATATCATTTAAATCATTAGACATTTTTTCATGTTCCGATTTTTCATTAATCATACGATCGCGAGGAGCTGTTAAACGATCTATTATTTTTTCTGCTTCTGATAAAGTTGTACTATAATCATTACGTTTATATTCTCGTATTAGTGCTGCTGTATCTCTTATATTATCTGCTGCGATTTGATATTGTTTCTCAAAAACATCGATATCTAAAAACTGAGTTAGTAATTCTTTACGTTCTCTTTGTGATTTATCAATGAACCCAGTATTATTATTTTGTAATGATAATGCAGTTAAAATAAAGTCATCATAAGAACCAATATATTTACGAATAACTTTATTTGTAGTATCTCTTTGATCTCCATTTAATAATACTTGATCTCCATTTTCGTCCAATTTCCAAAAATCTACATTTACTTTAACATGACCATTATTATTTTTCTTTCCGTTCCTCTCTATAAAAAATTGTTTTCCGTCTAATTCAAAATGAAATTTACAATGGAATGTAGATTTTTTATTATTCAGTACATGAGCAGCTTTAACAGTTCTACTACATCTATCAAAACAACAAAACGCTAATGCATCTAACAATGTTGATTTACCAGTTGCATTTGCAGCAAACAATCCATTTATTCCTAAAATGTTTGTAAAATCAATAACATTATTTTCTCCATAACTAAACATATTTGAGAACTCAAATAATTTAGGCACCCAAACTATATTACGTGTTAATTCTGAATCTGGTAATTTGGAATGTACAGTACGATTAATATGTCTTACTACATCTAACATCTTGTCAGATAATCCATGTTTATCAACTAAAAAATCTGAGATGATGTTATTTTGCCATTCTACGTCACGGACGTCTCCAAATGATATTTTTTGTTTTCCATTTGATTCGTTTAATGAATGAATTTTTTGAATTGCAATTTCTTGAACTTTATACTGTTTGCGGATTTCAGATATAACACGTTTTAATTCTGATGCTGTTGTTTCTTTAACTTTTAATCTTAATCTAGGTTTAATTGGAATATTATTAGATGGGTTTGTTATTTTTCCGTTTTCAATTTCAAATGTATAATATCCATACATGTTTGGAATTTTTACAAACTTTCCTTCCATTGTATTTAAATCCCATTCAAATATTCCATGAACTAATGCTTCGCCATGATTTTGTTGTATAAGGGAGCCAGGATATCCAATTGTTTTTGCGTCATCTAAAAATTGTGTTTTATGAATATCGCCTAATAAAACTAGATCGTGTCCGGTAAATAATCCGGTTGTAACATGACTATTACTTAATAAAAATCCAGTATCTGTAGTAGCTGCGTTTACAGCTCCGTGGTGTAATGCTACTTTTATATCTCCCTCAAAATCACCTGCTTTGATATAATCTGCCGGCTTATTAAACACCGACATTACGTTAAAGTGTACATTCGAAATACTATATATATCATTGTCTTTAAGATAGTGTAAGTTTTGATGATTTAAGGCTTTAACAATGGGAGACAAGGCATCCAATCTATTAGAATTATTTAGGTTGCAATCATGGTTTCCGGTGATTAATAATGTAGGAGCTATATCAGCCAATGATTTAAAGAAATCTGATACCATTAATACCAATTCCGGAGACATATCCGTTTTAGCATGGACCACATCTCCAGCAACGTAAATTATACTATTATTAGTTTTTGCCTTTTTAATATAAGAATATAATTTTTTAAATACATAATCATATTCTTTATGTCTATTAACATTTCTTACATGTACATCAGCAATGTGAAATATTTTATCAATATGGGTTAGTCCAATATCTACAACGCGCATAATATCTTTTCTTGCATTAATTCTTCAGATGTCAATTTTAAAGTCGAATCGATTAATTTTTGTATTTTTTCAAACCCTAATTCACTAGGGTCTGATTCTGGTAGATCTACTAGATATACATTTAATCCATTTGACATAAAATAATCTGCTGCCTCTATTGCTTGTTTTTTAGCATCTTTATCTAAACAAATAACAATTTCTTTTACTCCTTTTTCAACGATACGTTTTTTAAGTGTATTTGAAATTGTTTTTCCAAATAATGGAATTACATTTCGTTTTATTGCAATTGCATCGAATGCCCCTTCGACTAATACAATTGGCATATTCCAGTTTATATGTAATTCAAATCCTACAATATCTTTCGAAACCTTCGGGTTTTTATGTTTCCATACATCATCTTCATAATATGCCCTGGATACAAAATAGTTTAAACTGCCATTAGCATCAAAACTTGGGATAACTATTTTTCCGGAGTATGGGCCAGAATCGCAATATCCAATCCTATATTTTAAAATATCATAAATAGTAAGTCCGCGGTTTTGTAAATAAAATACTGCATTTCTATACTCTGGAGCTCCTTTATCAAATTTCCATAATGGTCGGAATGATTCTGGTAGATTTAATACTGGTGTTAGGGTTGTTGTGAAATTTGGTCTATGTTCAACGTCTTCTAATAAACCAATTAATTTTGATATTTTACTACGTTCTACATTTAATTTTCTGAATAGTATTGTTAATTTACGTCCGGCCGCATTACATACCCAGCAGTGCCAATATTGACTTATAACATTAACTTCTAATTTTTTCTTATTGTGATGACAAAATGGGCAGTGAAATGCAATGTTATCATTTGCATTTACTTTACCCTTTCCCAGTACACTTTCGAGTAACGTAATTATAGAAAATTTACTCATATAATTATTATTATAATATTATCATTACATATTTTCTTTACAATCAAACATGTCAATGTTGTATTCATTCATTCATACAAATTTATTATATATTGAATATATTAAAAAAAACTCGTAAGCTCAAATTTTTATCAAGCTTTTTTTTTCTTGTAGCCATTTTGTTGGAATATCCTTTTCTGCCCACTGTATTCCATGTTTATCACAAAAATCGCCATAACTAGTTTTTGAGCCTTTTCTAATCTTCGTCCGGGCTGACTGAAACACAATCCTAATATCTAATTCTGGGTGTTGTTTCTTTATCAATAAATGTTTTTTACGATCTTCAATTACCCACCGGCCTTTTGTTTCAATTAATATCCCATTAGGTAAAGTAAAATCAATCGTATATTTATGATGAGTTTCTGGCTTAATGTAATTAATAACTGTATCTTCATACCTAAATTTAATTTTGGCTTCTGATAATTGTTCTGAGACTTTATGTTCAAATCCGCTTCGATATCCATGTTTGATTGCATTCGCACGTATTTTAGATTTTGACCTCCATGCCATATATAACCTTTAATATAAATATGTTAGTAATCCCAACGAACAACGAAATTCATATCAATATCATCGCGCTTTTGTACAGGTTCTGCTAATTTTCCAATTGCTAATAATTGTGCTCTATCATTGTATAAACCAATTGTAGTAATATATGGATTTGCTGATCCTGAGATAAACATTGTTTTAATGAATTGTCCGGGGCCATTAGTCTGTTCAGCTCCACCTCCAGCTGTATTACAATTATTTTTAATACCAGTGCCTGGTCGGAATACAGATGATGGGTTCATTGAAATATTAAACGTTCCTTTAGGAACTCTCACCATACATTCATTTTCGTATATTGTATATTGTCCTTTATAACTAGCTGTAAATTCTGTTGGTATAGGTGATATACTTTTATCTTCCAATGAAGAAGTAAAAAATATTTCATCATATTTTGGCATAGGTGAAGAAATAACAGCTTGGCCGTTTTTATAAAATATATTTCCTACTACATTTGTTTGATATAAAGAGCCAGAATAAAAATCTTGATTCGCTAAAGATTTAATAGCTTCATCTGATACTATATAATCATACATACGGACTTCTGCAATATCACCATTAAAAGAAGATAATGAAGATGATATTGAATCCGAACCTAATATTAAATCTCCTTTATTACTAGTAATGCCAGATGGGATTGGACCCTGTGTACCTGACTCAGTACCATTTACATATATTTTACACATAGAAGCAGAATTCATTAAAAAGGCATGACACCATCCATCGCGATATCCTGCACTTGCTGATATATGTAATTGATTTGTACCATCACTAGCTTGATAATGTATTGTTCCGCCGATTAAAGATAATTCAATTGGAGTCCTAAATTTATTAAATTCTTCTATCTCTAGTCCAGGAATAGGTCGAGATACTTCTACAGTCCTAATTTTTTGACTTTTATCGTTTAAATCATAATATGACTCTTTAGTTACTTTGCCTTTAGAAACTAAACTTCCGGTATCTGAAGTTGAGTTAGGATTGATCCATAATGAAATTCCCCATTGGTCACATCTCTCAAAATGTTCAAATGTACTATCATGAGGCACCCTAATATGACTATTTAAACTTTCAGTAAATGCTCCGGACATGCCAGATACTTTGTACGCAGCACTTTCTGATAAATATAATGACACTCCTTTGATCATTCTTACATTATGAACATCAGCATCATATTTATGAGATTTACGTAATTTATAATGCATTTTACCGTCACCTAACAAACCATAATGATCATCAAATCTACGAAATTCATTATTAAATGTTAAATACCATTGACAATAACTAGAAGTGGCAAAGGATGAAGATATAATTTTTTGGTCTCTTAAATTTCCATACCCGTCATCATCTAATCGAATATCATAATCATCATAATAATTTTTACTACTAGATCTTGGCTGACTTGTTAACAAGAAAGTGCCAGGCCTGACACGTTCGCCGACATCAAAATAAGGCATGGTAAGAATTGAAGCAGTTTTGAAAAGAAATTTTTGTGTAGTATTTTCGTTAGTTAATTCATGACACTTAGCCGAGTCATAAGGATGTCTATAATATCTATGATCAATCCATTTCCATATACTATGGCAATTTGTTCCATCTGGATTGTTTGGATAATTATATGATGCATCTCCTACATGAGCCGGATAATATTTAAAGCTAGCTTTTTGTACTTGAAACGCACTAGCAGAATAATTTATATTTAATATTCTGTAGTTTTTATATGCTTTAAATGGTCGTTGGTGGACATCGTTTGTACGAACATTTCTAAATACTGTAGGTATAGTTGGCATATCATCTTATATTTAATTTTTAAAAGTCTAATTTTACTTTAACAAGTGCTTCTCTCGTAAACGATTTTAATAATGGTTTACTTAATTTTGCGACTGCTAATAACTCTCTCCTATCATTATATAATCCAACCGTGGTAACAAAAATTTGTGGATCTGTAACAAATGTACTATATGCTAATTGTCCTAACGAACCTGTAACAAATGATGGGTTATTTGAATAATTATAATCACCATTTTTTACTCTTACAAAATAATATGTTGCCTTAACTTGCTCACTTGAACGAGCTTGTAACCCATAATTAACTCCAGAAGGAGGTGTTATTGCAGTAGAGCCTGATAATGATTTTACAACTTTCATTGAATTATCACCTTGTACCCCGGAACCAGAAACTGTTCCAAATGATGCAGACATGTCTAATGTATCTCCATTTAATATTGCAACACCATATGTAGGATACATTAACCCAAAATATTGAGGATTAGTAGAGGTAAAAATTACAGTACCATCATCAATTGTACCGGACACGATATTATATACTAATGCATTTTCTCCAACTTGTCCGCTTGTTACTGATGAATCATCAATTAATTTTAAAACATGGCCTAAGCCATTAACTTTAACATTTGAACCTGTATGTGAATTATTCGCTTGTGTCGACCCTGATAAGTGTGCTAAATTAATTTCTAAATTTCCTGGATCTAATTTTTCTTTAAATCTTGCCCTATTAAAATTTAATACATATATACTATCACTATCAACTCCGTTAAATGTAAATTTTTTATCTAATGGATCTAATAATAATTGAGCATATTGTTTATAAATTGCTCGTGATGGAGTATCATCATTTAAATTCCCAGTTGTATCAGATGATCCAGACCCTCCGTAACTTCCATAAGCAATAGAAAATTGAGGCGTTGAAGTTGCTAATGCAGGATTACCATCATAAATAGTTCGGTAATAAGAATTCTGAGTTGATGTTGCCGTTGATGATGTATGGAAATTTTGCAAACTTCCAGTATTGCCGGAAAACAAACCTTTTGTAACCGTTTCAATATTATTAGGTAATATATCATCAGCGGGATCAAATACCGAATATGTACGTCCGTTACGAGATCTTCTTGCGGCTTCTTCTCGTTGTCGAATGATTTGGTTTGCAATGTTTCTAGCTAAACCTTCGACTTGTGCTCCAGCCTGGCCGCGGCCTCTTGCTGCACGACCAAATCTACCTACGCCTGCTAATCTACCTTCTGTTGCCATTTATTTTCCTTTTAATTTTTTTACATTGCTGGAGCATTACTAACCGGTGCTCCTGCTACAGTAGCAACTTGAAGCTTATTAACCGTTAATGTTAATGTCGCTCTACCACCTGTTTCATTACCTATAAATAATATAGTAACTGTTGTATCAGCTAATAATTGTTCTTTTGCAACAATTTCAAATTCCATTCCACTTACTGTAACAGTCTGTGCTGCTTCAGAATCACCTATAAACTGAGGAACAGATGCTCCTCCTTGTTGTGGCGCAGATCTTGTTGCAACTATTTCAGCTGCATCAGAATCAGATAATATTGCAGTATAACCAAATCTAGTATTCCCACCTGAGAAATTAACTGTACTAGGTCTGATAACTGTAGATTCGCCTGATTCTAATGATAATGATGTTTGGCCAATTCTTACTACAGGAATTCTAGCAGTTCCTTTAGGCAATGTTACTAATTTATATTTCATCATCTGTGATTCATCAGGCAATGCCTCTGTCACTGGCATGTTTTCAATTGCAGCACCATAATATGCTGTCCCTAATGGATGTTCTGTATTGTATAGATCATAATCTATCTCATCATCTGCTAATGCAAATTGTGTAATTGAAAATTCATTACGACCCCTTGCTAGCAATTCTCTACCTTTTTTAGTTAAGATTGCATCCACCGTAATAGTACTGTTATCTAAATATCCCATGTTTAACTCCGCTTTTTAATAAATATATACATGATTAAATTATCTTATCGATATATTACCAGGAACTCTAATTCTACCAGCAGATGACTGGGCTGGACGTTTAGAATAGAAGATTTGATTCGGATTTGTTTCAAAAACTTCAATTACTGGCAAATTACCTAGAGCCGCAATATTTGTGGCTCCATTAATACTCGGACCAACTAGTTGGGTTCCATTATAATACATATTTTGTTCTTGTGTAAAGAAATCATCTCGGTAACAAGCATCATCTAAACTCCTACTATAAAACATTCCTTTAGATTGACTTGTAGCATGATATGCATTTCTTTTTTGTAAATCATCTGATACATTACTACCTGAATAATGATAGACGACTCTTTTATAAATATCACTAGTTCGACATCCATCCACATATTGCTGTAATGGAGAATGACAGACTTCTACTATTTCTTTTTCTAATCGCACTTCATTTAATAATACCATGGTAGTACCAGCTGGTAAAGGCCCGGACCATGTTAATGTGCCTCGTCGTACTTGTACAGCCACATATACATTTTCATCCCTAGGGACGATGACATTTGGAATTATAAATGAACCAGAAACATTACTAGATGCTGCTACTGCTCTTATTTGTTCCTCATGAGATGCATATGTATTAATAATTCTAGAATCAATATCTGTAGGATCTTCTAATTTTATAAAATTAAATTTAGCGCGTACCGTTGCTGCAGTTGATGCTGTACAAGCCCAATGCATATGTAAATTATATTTTACATCAAAGTTAGAAGTCGTATCATATTTTAATCGAACTTGTTTTGAATAGGCGCCACTAGCAGTAGGAAATCCTGCATTCAAACTAACTCTTAAAACACCTCCATCATCATCATTATCCCATAATGCAGCAGGATCTGTATCAGTATAATTTGAGCCGGCGACAACAGTCCAGTTATTCGAAGTAATAGTAGTTGGCCAATCTGGCTCATCTAAAACAATATTTGGATGTTTATCTTTTGATACCTCTAATAAAGAAGCTGTTGCAATCGGTCTTTCATCAGCCGGATAATTAGCGATTGTACAATATTGCATACTACCAGTACCATGACCTAACATTGTATTACCTGTATATTCATCTAGATAAGTACCAGATACTATTAACACTTGTCTGTCAATTTCACCATTAATATTAATATCTTCATATTTGCCACTTGCAGTAGGCTGGATTTGATTTACTCTAGCATCATATTGAGGATTTGTTATACCTGGTCTTTTTGTTACTAACACTTTTGAACGTTCTAATGAATTCGGTTCAATTAACATTCCAGTTGCTTCATCAACACGTTCTGGTAAATTTTGTTTTATTTGGTTGAATAATGAAAAATCAAATTGACTAAATATTCTTATAAATGCATTTATATCACTACTATTTGTATATTTTTTCCAATAATTTTTTGCAAAAAATTTCAAGTCCGGATAATCCATATCAAATTCATCATCTGGATCGCCTATATAATCATCTAATTCAACTCTTCCTATTTGATTAAATATATCTTTATTAACCTGGTCTGCAAAACTATAAAATAATCCTAATTTATTAGAATCTACCGGAGAATAATCATAACTCGACTGTTCTGCTGTCACTATTGGTGATAAAGCGCGCACTAATGTATTTGATTCTAATCGAACTTTATTTGATCTAAAATTAGTAGCTCCCATTGATATACCATCAATATAATAAACTTCTTCAACCGGAATAAAATTACCTCTTTCTGGATCGTCCGGGGATGAAAATTCATAAGCTGATATATTAGTTGAATTCGCAGCTGCACCAGTAAAATCTTTAATATTTTGATTTGGATGACTCGAAGATATTATAGTTGCATTTGTACTTAAATCAAACCCTATAGTTTCAGAACCTAAAGTGTGTTGTCTTACTAATGTATCATAAGAACTTGTAGGATCTAGGCCACTAACATATGATGTAGGATTTTTTGTATGTATATCAAAAGTGTCTTGAGTTAATACTTCTAACCATTCACGATACTCTTGCATACTTCCAGAAAACAAACCAGGCATAGTAGTATTTAATGAAGATGTTAAATATATATTAACTTTTCGAGCATCACGTGACCCAGTGTTTCCTCCTACATATACTACATTTGTAGAACCAACTGTTGGATTTGACCATGATAAATAATGACTACTATCAGTTGGCGTTAAAGATAAACTCCCTGAATGAGAAATTTTACCTCTAATATAATCTGATGAATGCTGTACACGTATACGATATGTAGTATCTGTATTAGAGCCTGAGTTATATGGAGAATTATCATCTCCAATGTCATATGCTATATTCCAAAATTCTCCATTATATAATGGTATCCAATCAGTTGAAGCAGTCATTGGTAAACTACCACTTCCATTCGCCATTGCTAATGTAACCCTACCATAAGTATCTGATCCAGAATAAGCACCTGTATATTCTAACGCTATTTGTGTTAATGGGTCTCCGGATGAACTTAATTGAGTATACATTATCATTGAAGATCCAGTGTAAGGTCTAAATCTCCATTCTCTAGTCATAACCGGGATAACTCCATTACCTCTTTCAATGCCCCAATCGTTCATACTAGAACTTATATGGGTTGCATTATATTTCAAATACGATCCGGAATTATAACGTATAGCATATGAATATCTATCTTCAATTAATGCCGGCCAAGAATTACTTACTTTAGGTCCACCATATTCTCGTATACTTAATATTGACTGCGGTATGCCATATATATTCATTAAAGCTTTAATAGCATTAGATGTACCACGTGATTTTAATAAATAAGGCAAATTATTAACAGTTCTTCTCCATACTTCTGCAGTTATTTCTTCATCACTTGCACTAAAAATACTTCCTGTTGAAGCAAAAGAACCAGTTGAATCAGTTCCTAATTTATATTGCCATAATTGCGTTGCTTGTTTACCATTGGTTAATTGATACCCCATTGATTTTGCAACTTCTAGAAGTATATCTGAATCTATTCCCCGCTTAGGATGTTCTTCAAATTTAGTAGCCTTTAAAGAATTTTTTATATATGTCCATGGAATATCAAAATGTTCGCCGATCATATTAACAAATTTTTCATATTGATCATTGTTAGTATCTTGACGAATATGCATAGGAATAGTTTTAATTAAAGCACTTGCATTCTCTTGATCATATAATGATGCTGTAGCGACAAATCCGTTATACCAAGCTTCACTACGTGCATGATCTGTTGTATACGGAAAATATCGACTAGCAGACATGTATTTAGGCCATGGAGTCACAGCATACCCATCGGCTCCTATAAAACTTCCTGTCTCTCCAAATGTATAAATACTAGCTGTTGGCTCGTTATATAACCATCGTTCGAATGATGTAAACATGCCAATAACATTATCTCTACGTTTTGTGGTAAGCTTAATATTTTTTGATAATGAGCCAGAACTAGAACCACTAGTGGTATTTAAAGTATCTAATCTTGTATTATAATATTCTATGTTTTGTAATTTTTGTTTAAAATTAATTAATCGTTCTTCAGCAGAACCATAATATACAAAATTATCAAAGGCCGTATAATCAATTCCTAATTCGGCGCCTGATAAAGATCCGGAGAATATTTTATCAATTACTTTTTGTGAAGTACTAGTATTAGCATCTAGTAATTGTGTCCAATTACGAAAATCAGTTTCTGTTAAAGTAGTATACCCAGAATCAACTTCCCAATTAGGTCCTTGAAGGATATTAGGTTCTATTGGAATAGGAACTAGATCTAAACTTATATCATCAATATATGGATCAGCTAATTTTTCAACTATCGAAAATCTAGCATTTAATAATACATCATCTGGTAATGGTTCATATAATCTTAAAACCATATCATTTTCATAAATCCAATCTTTATGGCCTATTATTTTAATGAAATTATTTTTACCAAAATTCATTGCTAGTTCTGCACTCATTCCGGAACTATATGTATCTAAATATTCTTGAATAATACCATCATATAATCCTTCATCAACAGTCGGAACGGTAACTACTAATATTTCTCGCCTATCCGGTGAAATTTCTTTTATCTGTAAAATAGGTTCTTCAACAGAACTTATAACTTCTTTAAAAACATTAACATTAGTTCTAAACAATCCTCGTGTTAAATTAAATTTCTTAAATGCTTCAACATAATCTATATAGAGTTTATCTTCCTTTACTATAAAATCAGTTATTTTATCTCCACCCAAATACGTTTCGGTTGATGGAGTATAAACATGTAATTCAACAACTGGAGTTTCTGTCGGACGAACAATCATAGAATCTAAAACTAAATCTCCTAGCTGCTCAGTTTTCCATGTGATGCCACGTGACAGTCCCTTTTTCTCTCTTATCTCATCTATATTTGAATATCTTTCTAACGACATGTTTTCCTATTTATTGTGCATATGCTTCTAATAATTCTGATGATGGCTGGTGACCTGTAAAACTTTTTCCTTTAATTGTTGCTGTAACAGCATTTGCTGCTCCAGATGGCCACATTATAAAATACTTCTTTTTTGACTCAGACCATGTTTTAGCTCGAGCATATTCAATATCATTATATAATGTCTTAATAACTTCGTTTTTAGTATCTTCTACATATACACGATAAGAGTCTGCTAATCCAAATAAATATTCATCAAAACTGGCTATTAATGCTCTAGATTCAGCTATGGTATTAAATATATCCTGGAATTCTACTAGTGATGTTGCATTTATTATTCTATTATCCATAGCTGCAATTGCAGCAGATATATCAGCAATATCTGATTTAAGATCAATGAATGTTTGGTCCATTCTTTTACACCGCTCCATAAAACTAATATCATCTTCCCCATCCGGTCCCAAAGGAGCTGATTGTAATGCATCAGCACCATTACCTATTCGTTTCATGAAAAGCCATGTTGCTAATGTTCCACGGAAATAGTTTCTGTCTTTCATTTGTTGGTTGCGTCTATCACCTCCTGCGCCACGTGGCAATCCATATTTTCGCTGATCGTCTTTAGACGTATTAACATTGCCGGCTTTTTCAAAAGCATTAAACATATTCGAGTCAAACAACGGTGTATCAGAATCAGCACCCATTTGATTTAAATTATTTATAATACTAGCGCCTTTCTTCACATTGATATGAACGCCCCTGCTAGCAGGAACAAATAATATACTAGTTTCTTGTCCTCTGTTTAACCTACTAAATATACCATTTTCTTTTTCTAATAACGTCATAAAATCAGTTTGTTCACCTTTATGTTTTATCTTGCCATTTCTTTTCTGTTTTAGATATTGCCATTTACCTGTTCCTGAATGGAATATATCATGTATGCTTGAGTCTGTTCCTAAATGTAATATACAATAGTCTAGATACCCATCAGGCTGATTACTTAATTTTTCTTCGAGCTGTGCAGATTCTACAGCTAACTGAGGGAATTGTTCTTCAATTTGATCTTTAATAGCATCAACCTTTGCTTGTTCATTTGCTTGTACTTGTAATATATTTACTCTTTCTTGTGGCAAATAAGCAATCGACCCAGGTGGCTCATAAGGAACATGTTCCGGTATGGCATAAGGATCTCTTCCGTTACTCCAATTCTCGATATAATCTACATATTCATCATAATCTAATCGGTCAATTTCCGCGATATGAGGAAACGATTCCCATACAGAGCCATCTACATCTTCTTGTTCCGCTAATACTGAAATTCCACCATTTTCGATCATAGTATTAATTATTCCATTCTGAAGTGATAATGCGTCATATTGTACTTGATTCAATTCTCCTTCCACAACCGGATTTTGTAAATCAGTATCAAATGATGCTATATCTATTCCATTCATTCTGGCAATTAATTTAAATACCTTTAATGATAATACTTGTTTCCAAAAACCATGTATCATAAATCGCACATCAAATATTAAATCATCTGATAGAGTATTAAATGTAGAGTTTTGTACAATATCATTATTATACCTTGCTGGCCATTGTAATATAACTAACTGTCCTTCATATTGCGCTCGGAATATTTCTTTAATTGTCTGCTTATTATACACTTTAGGAAAATACCACTCACGTGAAGCTTTCCACCCTCCTGGTAATGTTGTTGAACTTCCTCTCATTACAGCCGGCAATAAATAATCTGCCGGATCTCTTTCAAATGGAACTCCGTTAGGATCATTCCCAACTGAATATCCAGAAGCTAATCTTATTGATAAACTCCATTCAACACTCCTATCCAAAACTTGTCTATACTTAAATTCTTCAACTGGGTCTGCAGGTCCTTCTGTCATATCTCCGGAGAAACGGCCATCTAATTTCATATCAAATTCTAATAATTCTTCTGGCGTTGCTTCTAGAACAGCATCATATGATTTTCCGCGTTCTACTAACATCACTTCCAATGTTTTATAATTAGGAATAGGTAATGCTGTGGAGTTTTGTATAAACCATACACAAAAAGTATTATTTACTACAGTCACCGGATCTTCTCCAGCACCAATACGTTCCATAATCCTAGATGGTCCTTTTGTTATGTATATATCATGATAATCCGGTGGATTAAGATTAGTCTCTTCTGATATTAAAAATAATCCATCAACTGCCGGAGGGGTTGGCGTGCCGTCTTGTAAAAAATAAGAAAATTCATCATCCAATATTTCATCTAAATCATCATCAGGGACCGATGGATATAATTTATTAATATCATATTTAGCATAAGATTGAGACACATCGGCATCTATTTGTAGAATATCCATTTCATTACGAGGAGCAATCCCTAATGAAGTTGGTGATACTATCGGCACAATTGTATTTGTTTGTGCTGTTATCTCCTTAGCTTCACCCAGTGTTCCATTTTTATAATAAATATCATTAGGAAATTCTTGTTGCATTATACGTAACAAGATCTCATTTTCATTTATCTCTTCCGGGAATTCACCTTCAGCCTCAGGTCTATTTGTAAAAACATTTTTGCCCATTATTTAACAACCTTAAAAAAATAAGAATTATCATGTACTTGTGTATCATCTCCACCCGTGCGTTCAACTTTAAGTAAAATTTTATAATACCTCTCTGGCATGAATGTATTCAAATTAACTCTAAAATAATTTCCGTTACTATCACATGATACCTGTGTTGCACTAGTATCAAATGGAATTATAGTTTCATCTGTAATTGCATCTCGGACGCTATAATAACTAGATGTAGGAAGCCTTTCATCTGACATATAGAAGGAACTAGTTACGTATGATTTAGAAGGAAACTCTGGCCTAACGCCAACTCTAAACATTGTTTTTTCAGAACTTCTATATTCATTTTTAATATTTTTAAAATAAGGAACATATGTATTAGCAGAAATTTCTGTAAAAGAGCCTGTTCCACTTAATACCGCATCATTCCATGCAACTTCAAGCCTAGGCACATATATTGTATGAGTTTCTCTACCAAAGAATTTTATTGTTCCTAAAATCTCACCAGAAATTTCTTCTGAGTATTTTCGTTTTATTATAAATCCATTATTCGAAATAGTACCATCTACCCATTTAGAAACTATATCAGTTACATTTATTCTTAAGTCTGGTGATTGATTATCAAACGATTGACTAGCTTCATATCCAGAACCTGTCATCCAAGTTCCTCCACCTGTTGTAACAGATACTCCTGGCTCCCCTCCACTTGGTGCAGACCCTGTGTCCCATGTTGTTCCTGGGTCAGTTGCATCACGATAATACCATGAAGCACCGATTTTAGTAATAGGCGTATCACTATAAGTCCCATTGCCATTATCCCAAGACTCCGATATCGGAAATGCATTTATTGTATATGTTAATGGTAGGTCATTAGCCACAGAAGCTTGTAAGTTTAAATAAACAGATGCAGATGTATTAGCATTTCCTAGTGGTGGAATATTTCCTGCAGTTACTGCAGTAGTTAAATCTGTTATTTGAGACCCAAAATCTAATAATATTCTAGTATTATATGTACTAGACTGTATTTCGCCATTTAATTTAGAGCCGGATGTAATTTTTATAAGTTCTATTATAGGATCAATCCCAGTATTTTGTTCTGGAAATTTTTCGTATAATGTAGTATCACGTTCAGCAAAATATAATTGATACATTTTATTCCTTTATGTTCCTAATGTTCTTCCTTTAATATCCAAATCCGGAAATCTTATTTCAAATATACAAGGATCTAAACTAGGATAAATAATATTGTTTTTTGTTGCTTTTTCTAAATCATATACATTCCCTGCGTATCCTAAATCCATATCGTATAAGTTAGTAAGTTCAAAGTTCCCAACACTTTGTACGCCTTTAATTTGATCTATTTCAGTTATGATATTTGATATATTTACGGGTCCATTTATTTGCATTCTATCAACATGAAATATATTTTTAAGTTTTTCAATACATCTTAAAACTACTTCTTGGCTATTAATATTAGGCATCGGAATTATTTCAAAATTAATTCCAACATTAACAATATGCGCAGTTTTAATATTAATAGCATCCGTTAACATCCTAAATTGATCTAAATATGTTTTTAAATTTTGTTTTAATGCATTATTTAAAGGTACTAGTTGTTTGTCATCATTATATGCTAATGTATATAAATTTAATGCCATTGGATTTGATATTGTGTCCCTAGGATATGTTTTATCTTCCGAATCTTGTTGCATATCAGCAATTATATACGCTTTGGATATACTTCCAAACCTAGCAGGCATCATATAACACCTTGCTATATAATCTTCACGTGTCATCATTCTATTTTGAGATGCAAAATTTGCAATTGCATTTTGTCGTACAACTTCAATATCTTGTTTAGCCTTGCCGCCTTTAGCTGGCTCTGGGTTATTCATAGCCACCGTCGACTTAACAAATGTCAAATCAACTTGTCCAACATTAAATGAATTAAAATATAAATTAGGGACTACAGTTAAAGTATTAGCTGGAACATTTTCATTAACTCCACCTCCTACTGTATATCTTACTGTTAATTTTTCATTATTAGGTGCTAAGCCATAAGTACTAGTTCTTAAAAAATTAGTTGGGTCAACACTAGTAACAGTTGTTCTAGTTAAATATTCTAACCCCATTCCTACATTTTTCGGATTTGGAATTACCTCTTCATCCGAGTCTGAACTAACTCCTGCTCCGAATTGAATATCCATTTTACTATCATCTCTTACTCTAGTAACAAATCTCCTAGGAGTCCTTTTTAATTTTAAAATATATGGGACCGAACTACGATCATCCGACATTGCCTTGTCATTAAATGGTACGTTAGGTATCGATTGAAATATAGTATCTTGTGCTAAATAGTCTACTTGATGCCACTCATCTCCAGTGTCACTATTAATATCTAAAATATCAATAACATTTGTTTCTTTTAATGTTATCTTATCATATGCTTTAGGATCTCCAAAATCAAAATCTACAGTCTTTATTTCTCCAGATTTAGCAGGAACTTGTTTTTTTAATAAATACCATTCAATATTACCAATTGAGTCTACAGAATATACAGTAACTTCACGTTGGTCATTTGGAGTATCTACAGAAAAATCTACCGCTTGAGTGGTAGTAAAATTTATTCCTTCTTTTGTCTGTACCTGTATGTTATTTGTTAAAGATAAACAATATCTAAAGTCTGGTTCTGTACTATCACCTGTTCCTATACTAGGAACTAATTGAAATACATCTAACATTGTTGTTGCCGGAGTATTCATTTTAGCTTGGTAACCAAATAATTGTGATAACTGTAATATATTTGCACTTTCTTGTGCATTATTCAATAATGATTCTCTAAATGTTTGGTCTGAATAATATGATAGAACATCGCCTACATATGAAGCCATTTCAATAAACATCATGCCAGGTGATGATTCATTAAAATCATTATATGTATTCGGAAAATACTGTCGTGAAAAATTTATTAAATTTTGTCGGAATTGACCAAAATCTTTATTTAAATATTTTACATCCTTTTTAATTATATCCATTATACTCCTTTAAAATGACCCAACTTGCTGTAATTCTAATTCTCCTGGCACTGATTCTACTAATATTTCATTCTCGTTAGCTAATATAATAATAACTCTATTTGCGCCATGTTCTGATACTCTATAATTTATACGAATCGATATACTATATTGATTAATATTGCTCACTATATCAATAGTATCGATTTTTATATAAGGTAGCCACTTTCCAATATCTTCTCTCAATGACAAATCTAATGTTTCTTTTAATTCTATTGTGTTAGGCTCAAATAAAGAAGCACGAATTTCTGTCCCAAATGTAGGTTGCATTACACGTTCTCCTTTTATAGTTAAAAGAAGATTACGTAAATTACTTATTGACTGTTCTTCTGTAGAGTAAGAAGAATCAAATACGCCGCCTCCGCCTACAGACCCAGAAGAGTAATTTTGCTGATCATTACGTCCATCCGCAGCTTTATTAAAAGGTAATAATATTCCAATTGCCTTATCCGGATTAGAATTGTTTGGTTCATATTTGTATATAGGTCTTCCTTGAGCCACTATTTACCTTTTTTCTTATCTATTGCTTTCATTAAAGCTGAATAATCTTTTGTCATTGCAGCAACTGCAGTTTGAACACCTTCTTTCTCCATATTCACTGCCCGGCCATCAATACCAGTAGTAGGAGCAACTGACGGTGTCCTAGGACTTGTAAAAGATCGAGCCATTTCAGAATTATAAGACATCGAATCCCATTCAGAACCTAAATCTGCACCCGTGGCTGCTGTCTCGTTTAATATGTCATTTAACATATCATCTTTAGTAAATTTTTTCTTCTTTACTGGTCGTTGTTTGCTAACTATATTATGAAGTTCCATACCATGTTTAATTGCTTTATTATGATCTGGTTTTTGTTCTGAAAGTAACTGTTTAACTTCGGATCTTACAGCTGTTCGAACTTCTTCTCTTATTATCTTACGTAATAATTTTATAAATGATTTCGATTCCATGAATTACCCTTTATAATAAATATATGGATAATATGAATCTGGTGATTTATATAGAATATATATTAAGGTTTCCGGAACCATCCATCTAGTTTAGTAAATTTCCCTTTTTTAGTATTGGGCATCGGCGGTTTTAATGGAGGAGGTGCATAAGGAGGAATTATTTGTTTCTTGGGAGATATAAGTACCATACCGCCGCCATATTTACCATTCTTAACAGTACCTTTAATATGTTTCAAACATGTTTTACGTAAATGGTCTCCCATCTGAGTATAATATTTCTTTTTTGATTTCCATTTTACATCCCTAGCTCCCTTTTTGTTACTTATTGGATTGGGAGAACGTTTCTGCGCATAACCTCCGCTCAAACCATCTGATGTATTTTTCTTAAATGAATTTCCTCCGGACTGAGATCTCTTTACATCGTCATTAAAACACCCAGAACCGCGTTTTGACTTAAAACATTTATGTATCTTCCTAGCTTTAGCGCCTGAATTAAAACCTTTCATGCCAAACCTTGCCGGCGGTACTGGTCCCATAATAGTCTCTCCCGTAGTTGTAATCCATCCACCACCACCGGGCAACGGTATTCCGGCTGCTATATCTGCTGGGGAGCAAGGTGTACCGTCTTGTTTTTTTGCAGACGCTATACGTATACCCCAATATTCAGAATTTTTTAAAGGCAATGAATATCCGGCATCTCCGGTTCCACCGTCAGCTGACGGTCCATTTGGATTCCTTTCAGTGGTGCCAGCATTAGCTAGTCCGGACTGTAAACCAGTAGGGACTATATAGTTCCAATTAGAGCTTTTAGGCGCTTCTTCGTATGGACCCCATGTTTCAAAATTAGAACCAGAGTTGGCTTTATAATAATAACAAAGATCTAGAGGCGGTCCATCTAATATATTTTTATCTACTAATTGTCTTCTAGATGTAGGATGTTGAGTACCAAATATTTTTTTATGAGATACTTGTTCTGGATCTTCTGTATCTAAAATAGAATTTTCATCCATTTCAGCCTTTCCATACTCCGGAAGTGGTTTACCTTTATTCGGGTTTGGCTTTGCTGGCTTCAATCCATATACTTTTGGGTCCATGGACACCTGTCGTTCCGGAATTATTTCTTGAGTTTGTGGATCGACTTCCGGCGGGTCGGCATATATCGGCATTAATAATTCCTGGCCACCATTATAAGGTAATCCGGTTTCATCATCCAAAACCCATTCTTCTTCATCCAACGGTCCAGCGACTTCCTGATATGTCTCTGATCCATTGCTTACTGGTTCTACCTGTATATCCCTTACCCATGGCCCCATCACCCATCCCGGCTTGCCTTTTCTTTTACCATTGTTATCAATACTGCCATCGGCACCGGTGCTTAGTCCTTTGTTATTTTGAGGCTCCAGGTATTTAAAATATTCATTATTTGGAGGTAGCCTTTCATCTGGAACTGGAGGCCTCATCGATGGATCTACTGCTGCTAGAGAACCAAATATCATTTTAGCCCAATACAGATCTATATGTTTATTAAAATCTTCAAATACTTTTTTTTGTTTACTGTTAATGCCTGGAGATTTAGGGAGCCCCGGTAGGATACCCGGTATTAAAGCACGGTTATTAGCTGCATGATCTCCGGAGACACCAGGAAATACATTAACTTTAGACTTTCCAGCTTCAACAGCATCTTCCCAATTTTTTGCGAACCATTTTTTCCAACCCTTTTGAAGCTTCCCTTTAGCACCAGCTCCGTTATCGCCGGTACTACCCGGATTTCCTTTACCCATTGCGCCAACTAACAAAAAAGTTACGCCTTGTTTTTGTGGATAACACAATGGCGGAGTAGAGCCGATAATATCGCCTGAATACACTTTCCATAATATAGTAGAAATTCCATCTACAGCGTTACCCACCTCCGGATACTTTGCTGCTAATTTAATTACGGCTTGTTTTTTACCGAGTGGTCGTTTAGCAGCAGATAAGCTACCCATAGCTTTAAGACCTTTCATGAACGGCGGTTGAGACAATGTATCAGTTTTCCACTTTAAAAATCCAGGCAAACTAGTTTCAACTTTATCTGTAGCTGTTATAGTCAACGGTTTCATCCATCTCCATTCGCCCATTATCTACCTTTCTTCCGTTTCATTTTTTCGTATTTTTTTCTTAATGAATGAACTTCATTTTCTCTATCATCTACTTTAGACCATAACTTTTTTCCGCCTACTAATGCATCACTAATAGATTTTAATTGCTGGAAATATGTATCTAAACACGGACCGGTAGGTCCTACAGCTGTAGGGAATTGTATTTGTGATATTACACGTACTAATGCATTTGTCAATTCAATATGTTTTTTCGTATGATTAGCTAATGCCTCATATTCTGCTTGTAATGTTTGTACTGTCCCCATTAATGGGTCAAGATCTACAGACCAATATTTAGTGCACATTTTTATATCTTTTTCTGCTACTAAAATCACACTATCTTTTTTGGCATTTAATAATATTCTATCACCATTAATAAACACCTGTGAATCATCAAATGCATTTGGCATTTTTATTTGATGGTTTGCATTTAATATTGCAACACCACCGACTGGAGCTGTTGCTAATGATGTTCTATGGTTTGCTGGATATTTTCCGCCAACATCTTTTTGAGCTAATTTTACTTTTTCTAATTTCTGATCGGTAGTTAGATATATACAACTTTTATCTTCTACATTATTTTCAACTAATGTCTTACTGCCCTTTCCTAACCCACATGTGATAGCTATTAAAGGATTTCCTACTGCACCTTTATCATATTGTCCATTTCCAGTTATTGCGCCAACACCTGGTATTGCTGCACTTGATTTTTTCCATGGAAAATCTTTTCCGGATGGGACATACTCTCCAAACATGCCTGAGGACTGTGTCGATGTAAATCTAATCGAGCCTCCGTTACGTCCTTGGAATAAAACATCACCGCCAGTTGGTTGTAATGGAAGTACCTTCTTTTTTGGAATTAAATTTGTTGGAAGTCCTATTCCAACGGCTTGTGTAGCACGTTTTAAAGCGCCTTCCATTTTATTTTGATTTTTATTATTAGCTAATGCTACAGGACCTAAATAATAAAAAGTTGAATTAACAATATGTGTTGCATTTTTTGCTGGTCCTGGAATAACAACTATGAATTCTCCTACTAATGGTATTTTAGTATGTTGTGGCAATAAAGGCGAGGCATATCCTTCTCCGGAAGGCTCAGTTGGACTCTGCCCGGCCGTACGGAATTGTACTGTTCCAATCGGAACTTCCGGAGCTAACCCTAGGGTTGCTGCCATGTTAGATAACTGTGCAGATGCCTGTCCACCATATCCGGTTTGATCATCAATAACTTCAGCTACAAATATCCCCTGTGCCATTTAAATCCTTTTTTGTAATTTCTTTTGAGTCTGGAACTTTAACAGTTTTCTGAATACTTCTTATTTCGTTTTCAGCCTCTTCTAATAATTGTCGACGTTCGTCTTCTGTCATCCCGAATTCATTTCCATCATCATCTTTACCAGACGAAGAAATTATTCTTTGTACGATTGCTGCTAATTTAACTAGTGCATCGTCATTTTTAACAGCCACATCTAAATAATCTTTTATTAATGGAACAATGACGGTTGCATCGCCAACATTTTTAATTAAAGGTTGTAATTCTTTAATTAACATATCTATTTGACGTGATTTCTTTTTTGAGTTATGATACACATCGCGCATTAAATCAGAGAATGATGTACCTTTAAATAATTCGAAGTCACTACTCATAATAACCCTTTATAATAAATATAAAAGATCTTATGTTTAGGCTAGTAAGTGTCCGGTTTGGTTATAAGCACGGAACATTTTTTCAAAGTCTCTTCGCATAACATTGATTACCTTAGTTATGTTTTGGGTCTTTAGACTTGTTCTTTCCCTTATTAAAATGTATAATGCCTTCTTATTAAAATTTTCGATGTTATCAGCTGTCCGGAATAATTCTAGGATAGTATCAGCTACTAATATATCTCGTTTATTACTGAATACCATATTCATATTTTTATCATACCATTCGCACCATAATTCTACAAAATCACGTAATGATTCTTGGTATGAAGATAATGCAACTTCATTCATGACATCCCGGGATTCATCTAATAAACTAGTATCAGCCCTACGTTTTAGTTTGGCATAATTTGCATTATTTTGTATGATAAGATAATTTTTAGCTATAATAGAAAAATATGAAAATGCTTTACCTTTGCCTTCTGTGAACTTATCTATCTTTTCATTTAAGAACGCTACTACTTCACATTTAACATCTTCATATGGAACATCAAAATAACTAAATTTAAATGTGTGATAAATATTTTCAACTAATTTATTAAATGGATAATCTATATGTTCTCTATAAACTTTATTCCGTTGGTCGTCATCTGGCTCGTTATTATAAGCTACGATAGCCTTTTCTGTAATATATGTAAAATATTGTTTCTTGGTTGGCTTACGACCTCTACGTGCTTTAGGCTCTGCACTCTCTTCTATTTTTAACCACTTATAAAATTCTTTTACATTAAATATTATATCTTGTTCGACATCTTCAATCATTAAAACCTTTGATTTAATTGTTCTATAATTTTTTTCATTTCTTTAAATATAAAACCAGTTTCGTCATCAGATTCAAATGAACCTATTCTATCTAAATTTTTAAGATGTGTATTTGACTGACTCAAAAACGTTTTCATACGCTCAAAAAATAAATTATATTCTATATTAGATTCTTCTAATTCTGTAATATAATCTTCTCCTAATTCATTTTTACGCAATAAATTTATATTTAAAAATATTGATATAAGTAACAAACCGGAAGCTATATAAAATGCTATTTCCATTATTTCTCTCCAAATAATTCACCAAATAATTTAGTTGCATCAACTTTTTGAGAAGATGATGTAACAGCCTTCTTTGGCTTTTTTGTAACTCCGTTTAACGGTAATGGACGTTCTTCTGTACTAGCCCATTTTTCATATTCTATTCTAGCAGCCATTGAATCCGCTTGATGCATTACATAAGGCATATTAGTTCTTAATTTAGAATCCTTTGACCTCGAAATAAAATAAGGTTTATTTGATTCATCATATAATCCATCGGTGCATTTAATACCTATCATTTCATTAAAAGATATTTTAATATCATGGTGTTGTAATAACCATATTGATAAATCATTAACTAACGCAAATGGATTGTTTGGGTTTATTTTAAATATCTTTCCCATATTTTTTATATGCCAATCTGAATCGTTTGGAGTATATATTTCTCCATTATCTCCTGGAAATCCTAATTTACCTAAATCATGGTTTAAAGCAACGAATATTAATTCTTCTTCTGTATAACCAGACATATCTGCACCCATATTAGTCCATAATTCATATACTGATTTAGCACATTTAATGACTCGTAGTACATGGTCAATATATCCTCCTATAAAGGCATTATGATAATGATCTACGGAAGAGGCAGGGGCCATAGATGCCCTATCTTCTAATTCACCGTACATTGTTAATAATTTTTCTCTACGCTCTCCATGGAAATGCGTTTCGATAACTTCTAAAAAATCTTCCCAATTTTTTTGTATTTCTTCTGCTGTTAAACTCATATTTTATATTATTTGATCAATTACTCCGTATTCAATTAAATCATTAGTTGATAAAAATAAATCGGATTTCATTTTATCTCGCCACCAATCCGCATCTTTTTTTGTACGGTCTGCTAACAAGTCGTATATAGTTGTTTCTAAATTTTTAATGTTATCTAAATATGCTGCAATGTCGCTCATCTTTCCATCTAAAAAACTAGATGATTGATGAAACATCACAGAGGATCTTTTACTCATCATTCTAGAGCCAGTACCACATGCTAATATTATAGCAGCTGCTGAAAAAGCTTTTCCTCTACATATTGTATTAACTTTAACTGACAATGATTCTATATAATCAATTATACCTAACATGGCATGTATGTCTCCGCCCAATGAATTTATTATAATATTAATTGGCATATCTTTTTCTTGTTCTGTTCTGTTACCAATTATTGCTCTAACTCGAATCATAAAATCAACTAACGTATCATCTTCAATATCATTAGTAAGATAAATTACCGAATCATTAAAATCCATTAATGTCGCTAATTGTTCCGATACTGAACTATAAGGATCAGATGTACCTACTATCTCGTCCGGGACATGTTTTTCTTCATATATACTCATATATTAATATAATAAATTTTTTTCATAAACACAAATGTTATTTAAGCTTTTTTATCTTTCTTTCAATTCGCCTTAATTGTACTTGATTTGATCTAATATCTTTTTTCCATTTGGCTTTGGATAACTCACCACGAACAAAAACCATTTGTTGTAACAATTGATCTTTTAATTCTTCCTTTTCCTTTTTTGATAATTTTTTCTTTTTTGTATTATCTATAGGAGTGGCATCTAATGTGCCTTTAAGTTTAGGTTGTTCAACTCCTTTATGATATACAGTTCCGTCTTCATGTACAAATTCTTTACGGAATTGCCAACCGCGCGGAAATCCTTGTGATTTATATCCAGATGTGATATCCGGAGGAGGAACCATTGCAGATGTGCATTTCCAACATAATACTCCGGTGGCATCATGTCCTACAACTGTCCAATTATCACATTCCTTACCTCGATAATATTTTGATGTCTCTGGTTTACTGTTCATGCAAATCATCAAACGCTTGCCATTATTTGTTTTTGTTTTATAACTCATGGTATTTTAATTTATGACCGGTATGCACCAGGCCTGGGTTGTTCCGGATTCTTTACCGGTTTATCTTCTTTGTAAATATCTTCTTTTTCATCTTGTGTTGCAAATGCCTCTGTAATTTCTTCTATTGTATAAGGAGTATCAAATTCTAGTCCAGGAGGCTTTGACATTTTAACTTCATTAGGATTAGGAGCATCCGGAGTTGGGGCTTTAACCCTCTCGGCTTTACTCTCCTCCGGTTGATCTCCTAACTGGTCTCTGTTTGCTACGACAGGACCTATCTTTGGATTCCTTTTAGTAATATTATTTAAAACTATTACCAAAGCAACCGCTAGAGGATCGAATATTAAAATCAATATCAATGTGAAATAATTAACTACTTCGTTTATAGATTTTCCAGTTATTTCTGCTATATATTTTAACGGACCTATCTCACTAGCGAGATCATTATTTGTCTGGACATTTAATATTTGAATATCTAATTTAGTAATTGAATCCGCTAAAGACTCCATTCTCCCGGATACCTTATCTCGTTGTAATTTAAAATCATCTAATTGACCTTGTAATACTTTTCTGGTAGAGGATGACGTTGTAGTTATAATCTGTCCAGTCTCTCTATCTTTATATTGAATGACGTTATTTGAAAGACCTGTTGCTAATTCTGTAATATTTTTATTTAAGGATTCCTTTTCAATTTTATAATCATCAAATTGTCCCTGGAACCTTTCTTTCTTCATTTCAATAACATTAGATTGTTTTTCCATGATAACTAACTCATTAGATGTGGTCTGAAAAGCAGAAACTAGGAACCCGTATATACCAGCACTAGTGATTGCCATTGAAAATACAATAGCCAAAGTTAGATAGATTTTAATTGGCCAACGTAACACTTTGGAGTATTGATGCAATACAGATGTCGCTACTAACTTAGCAACTTCAATGGAAATACCCATAATAATTACTGCTTCGGCTGCCCCTGCATAAAATTTTGATAGTCCAAATATAGAGTAATATGCTGCGCAACTAGCCAAGGCGAGTGCGGATAGTGCGACTAAATATGGTAATATGATTTTCATTAACTCACGGCTGCGCGGTCACCGACAAATTTTAGTTTCCTACGAACTTCAATTAATCTTCGACATGCTTCATTAGTATCAATCGATTGTTTTTTTGCTAATTCAATTACTATAGCTATCATATTGTCTGCTTCGTCTAATGTTCTTAACACGTTGTCTTTGTCTTTTAAACCGCTCATTTTAAAACCTTTTTTTATAAATATACATTATCTTAATATAATAAAAAAATCTCGTATTACCTAATAGGTATCAATATTTTATAAACTTTTTTTAGATTGCGTTTAAGCCTCATACGCATATATCGATTAACTATTTGTGATATACGCTCTTTTTCTTCTTTTGATATAATGATTTTTTCTTCCATTAATAATATATATTCTCATTAAACACTTCTGCCATTTTCATAAACATGTTTTACGGTTGGAAACCTTAAACTCAATTCTCCTTGCTGATTTTTTGTTTCTTCAAAATATTGAACGGTAATTGTTTTACCAATTAACTCTTCCGGATTGGCTTGGTAACGAATTCTTTGGTCTTGACTCCATCCGGACCCAACTGAAACTTTATATCCTTTATGTTCAATAATAACATTGGCTAACATTGGCATTACTACCTCTGCACCATTTCGGATAACTCTATGGTCATCAAATTCAACATCTAATACTTTATATTCATTATCATGAAACTTTTTACACTTTAATAAGTTTTTAGATCTCTTACCTTCATAACAAGTTTCTTTTCTCAACATAACTCCTTCATATCCTTGGTATTCAGCATCTGCAATCATACTTAATAATTGTCGTTCATCTTCAATTAGATGCTGATCTAATATACTTAATGTTTTTACATCGCCAAATATTCCATCTAATTCCGGTAATCTTTGTAATCTTTCTGTTAATGAAATATACCCTTCTTTCGAATCAAACTCTTCAATTGTTATACAATCAAATATAATATATCTTGGATTTTCAATAGTATGATCTTTTCTTTTGATTTGTTTCATTATACCTTGGAAATCTTCATTACCATTTTTATCCATTAAACAAATCTCTCCGTCTAATACAAAATCATTATGCCAACTTATTTCATCGCTGATATATAAAACATCATCCAATACTTTTTGCAAGGTCGTAAACTCATTTCCTTGTCTAGAATAAGCAGTAATACTATCTCCTTCTTTTCTGATAATACATCTTACGCCATCTAATTTTCTAGATGCCATCCAAACTTCATTTTCAAAATCACAAAATTTAGGTTCATACTTAGTTGCTAAAGCAACATCAAAGGTTGGAATCAAATTTGGAATAACTTTATTAATAACCGATTCAGAAGCTCTAATTTCTAAATTTCTATCAATTATAGAATAAAACAAATCTTCAAATTCCGGATAGGCATTTATATATGAAACAACATTGGTAATTGAATCATGACCGGTGAACAACCTTTCATTTAAATGATCTAATAAACTAAAGAAAGAATCATTTGGATTATCACCTACTATAGAAGTAAGTACATCATCGGCTAAATGACTCATCTTTTTACAAGTCTTACTAGTTACATAATACTTCTTATAAGGGTCATATGTATAATTTAACGCCTCTGTAATGAACTCATCATCCTTTACTGAATCAATAATAACCTTTTTCTCATTAAGTGATGAAGTGGCTTTCATCTCATCTACAAATTTCTGTAACCTTTTTAAATTTTCTGTTTCTTTATATTTCATATCTCTTATTTACAAATTAAATTATCATAATGGCTAGCTAC